CCAGATGAAGTACAACCTTCAACGCGAGCATCAAAGCGAATGTTTTTCTTTCTAAATCCGCCTACATATCCAATTATATGGTTATCTGTTAAACTATTAACTTTCTTTACAAAATCTCTGATACATAAAGGTGTGCCTATACGATCCATTATTATATCACCGTATTCGGACCAAAGATAACCTGATACACTATCAATTAAATGTTTGTGCTAATGTGCGTCATGCCTATGTCCATCTGTACCTATAAAAACTGGGTCTTAAATTCTCTAGTAGTGATAGTCAATCTCTTTCTCCAGTTATGTATTGTTCACTCCATGAACAAAGGATGATCCAATTGTTAGTTTACAATGGTTCAAGGCCGCAGCAGCAGCATGTACAGGAGCAGCTAGCATATGCAAGCTGGGAGTGCATACACCTCTAGCTTAATGATCACCTAATTTGCTGTCTGTATCAATTTGTTTTTTTACTATAAACTTATAATATATCTAAAGGGCTTTTTAACATGTTATTTATAACTTATAAATGCGTAAGTACATTTTCTTTTTGTATGCACACCAAGTTTTAGTTTCTAACCATTAATAAAAATTTAAATTAAAAATAATCTGTTATGAGAATAGCTAATCCAAAAACTCTTTAGCCTCATACCTAAATTCATTCAAACTAGCTTAACAAGGCTTCAGCTAAGTAGACACATGTCTTTTGAAAAATGCTGATACCAAAGACTAGTCACTATTATAAGCCAAAATAGGCGTCTAATCAGAAAATGTGAAACCTGTTAGTTTTGGTAGCTTAGTAGGGAAAGTTTCCATGGTCCTAAGCCAATAATCCTTATCAACCTCCTTACACTCTCTAATAAATTTGATCGAAGTTAATTTTTCATTGCCTTTTAGATCTTCAAGTGTTATTTGCGGATGATCCAACTTCACAGTTCCTCTTGTAGTACGGACTAACCTGTTTTTAACATCGCTAACTTATTGTTCTATTTTTTATTTTAATGCATAATATGAAGATTATTTAGGAACAATCCACAATAACACAATTTAGGCTGTAGCAAAAATGATTTGCAATAATAATAACAACACTCTTAGCATGGTACAAGCACCAAATGTTAAATAATCCAGATACCAAGGTAAGTAACTAAGCAATATTTAGTTTGATATTAAAATTAGATTGATCTTCGTTAACGTCTTTGTAGATAAAAATCTTGGTAAGAACGCGATTACTAAAATAATAGAAATAACAGTGATTAAAGTTAATAAATACATCATCCACTACATGTTGTGTATTTAAAGTATAGACAACGCACTTGAATATTCTAAATAAAAAACTTTTGCGTATGTGCCTCTAGTTTCAAGAGGACTACGTAAAGCCCTATACCAAGGGAAGAAAAGATTTTTAGCTAATAAAATTTCAACTTGAGATGTTTTATAAATTACTGCATTAGTGTTAGCTAATTCACCGTAGTGATCGTTGAGCCAAACATTTTACATATTGATCATACCTTTAAACAATGGTTTATAATATCTAATGTTGTATCCTTTAGGACAATAAAAATATTGTATATTCAAAAATTCGTTAATAGGTATACTATCATTGACATAGAGTTTATTAGAATCTTATTACCAAAAAGTTTCCAGTATTAGAGCTTCCTCGTCGGGTTGTTCAATGCACTTTACTGGGTGTTCATAAGCACCATCACAACCTTTTACTAACTATCGAACCCACCAAACTTCCTTACCCTCTACTTCTTTATTGAAGAAATATACTTCACCTTCCATAAAAGGTAATGTATAAACTCCAGTGAAAAGGGGATATTCTAGAGGGTGATGATAATTATTCCAAACAACGTGTGAATTGGATGGAACCCTATCTAAATAATAGACAACGTCAAAAATCCATCTTTGCAAATAATAGTCCTGTAAAGGGAAATTCGTATTATCAAAATACACTTCAGTTAATAACTATTCTATTTAAATACCGGTTACTATATCATCCCAAGGTTCTCTACGTTCAGTCCATTTAATAGGTAAATTAAAATAATAAATATCCAGATTGTGCTCATCCTTGAAAGTGCACCAAGCTTCTTCTTCACCTACGTCTCGTTAAATAAAGACTGGGGCGTAGTTGATAACAACTAATGTACGAGGGTGATTTATGC